GGCTATTGATAATGCAAATAAAAAGAAGAAAAAGAAAAAGAAGAAATCAGAAGAACAAAGTTCTAGCTCTAATAAAGAATCCGAAGATTCTAATAGTGAATCTAATAGTTCCGATAATAAAAATAATGAGAATAGTAATTCAGAGTCTAGTTCGGAACAATCTAATGGCTCTGGTTCTAATCAAACTAGTGGTGGACAAGGTAATGCAGGTGGAAGTGGTACATCAACAGAAGGTACTACAGCAAAAACAGAGGATGAATCAAAAGAAGGTGGATTGGGTATGTCTTTAGCTAATTCTATTTCAAATGTAATGGATGGTGGAGAATCAGATAATAAAAACAGAGGTTCATTAATCGCATCAGGTGATATTGTGGTTATTGATAATCAAGATAACTCAAATGGTCGTCAAGTAAAAGTAGTAGGTTCTATTACTAGTGCTAATACAAAAAAGAGCAGAGTTCAAGGAGCACTATTTACATATACGACTGTAACTAATGATTTTAGTTTAACTTTCTATAAATCATGGATTAATCCGAATAGAACATTTAACCTAGTAGGTGCAAATACTACAATGACTAATTTCAATCAAAATCATTTAAACACAACTACTGTTTTAGAATCATTTAAGTTTGGTAAGAAGAAATTCACTGGAATGGCTGGTTTAAATTTCACAATAGGTAAGTTAGGTAAAAGAGAATTACAAAATTTATCAGCAGTTACTGGAGTTCATAGGAATTTTAGAGTTAGTCCAAAGATTACAACATCAGCTTTAATATTAGGAGTCTATTCTCCATTTACTCAATACTACGAAGGTCAATGGTGGGATCCAGGTCTACTAATTGTACCATTTAGTTCTTGGGATATTCAAATTACAAAAACATTCAAATACAATATCAGTTTTACTGGAGTTTGGCAATCAGGTGGAAACGCTTTGAACTATCAAATATTAACTGGTGGTAAAATTAGGTTCTAATTATGAAAAAATTACTAATACTTTTACTATTTCCCACATTACTATTAGCACAAAAAGATTGTTATTCTGTTAAGGGAGTAACAACTACAATTGAAATGGAAGAGATTAGTCAAAAAAGGATTGTATTTGGTATTAAACAAATGATGGAAGATGTTATTTCAGACAAGTATGATTTATGTTTAGATGGTAAGCCAGTTGAAGTTAAAGTAACTTCAATAGAAGCACCAACAACTGGAATATCAATAGGTCCATGGACTAAAGTGAGTAAAAAGACAATAGTTACTTTACTAATCTATATGGATGGAAAGGTAATTGAGGTTGAAGGAAAAGCTAAATCTACGGTAGAAGCTACATTTATAGATTTACAGAATGATGAAATACCATTTGATAAAACAACATTCGCATCGGCAGTTAAGAAGGCTATCGAGAAAATTATCAAGTAAAATTAGAACTTTTAAATTAATTTTTGTATATTTATATCAACAATAGAGGAGAACCAATGAAAAAATTATTAATTTTACTATTATGTATATTCATATCATATAGTACAGTAGCACAAGAAACCAAAAAAGAAAAGAAAGATTCATTCTTAAAAGAATTTTATCAAGACTTCCTAAAGTATGGTACAGTATACGCTGCGGGTGATATTAGTAACTCATACGAACCAGCTAGAAAAGAATATTTTGTAAGAACCAACGATAATGGTAGTATATACAGTATACCTGTTGTAGTAGATGGAACAGAATATAATCCATTTGATTATAGAATCGGATTTGGTATAAGAAAATTAGCTAGATTTGATTACGAAAGAAAACCAGGTAATTTTTGGACTGGTAACGCTAATAGAGAACGACAGATTGCACTATCAGCACCAACATCAGCTGTAAAAGGGTTTGAATATTTATTCCATTGGGAAAAGGAACGTAATAGAGGTGATGTATGGACAAATAGTAGATACTTCCTTAGACATACAGGCAAATACCATATAGCAAAAATCGAAAGTAGAACTCAAGGTGCATTTGATTTCTCATATCAATCAGCCGAAGTAAGAGCTAGATTACCAATCGGTAAGAAATTCTCATTATCAGCAGGAGCAATGTTCAGAACACACGATAGAGCATATGGATATAATCCATTCGAAGTGTGGGTGAATGAAGAAGATGAAAATGGTAATCCAATAAACCCTTGGTACACTTTAGGATATGATAATGGCTATACAGACCAATTCTATACAGAAACATACATAGACCCAGTAACTGGTGATGAAGTAGAAAGAAACGATTGGTTTTGGCAAAACGAAGATGGTGAAAGAGTAGCTGATTCAGATTTAGAATTCAGAGATGGTATATTTAGAGATTTAATTAATGATTTCAATAATGAAATGTGGGATGAAATTGGACAATTCGGATTAGTATCCCCAGTTGTAGGATTTGATTTCTATCATTACAAATCTAAGTTTTGGTTACACGCATACGGAAACTACATCTTACCTTATCATTCTTATGTAATGGGTGATGGAGACTTCAACTATGGTAATAGAGATAATTGGGGTAAGGGTGGATTAAGACAAGATTCTGAATTTGAACAATGGGATGATTTCCAATTCGGGTTAAATATGGGATGGAAAGTTGGAAAAAACTTAGGTGTATTCGTAGAAGGTGAATATACTAGAATGTGGGATACTGAATTTTACTACTCCACATTTGGTTTAAATTATACATTTAGATAAGAGGTTAACAATGGCTAAGCAGTTGAGTGAAGATACAAAAGTAACGTTGGATTTAAAAACCATTGGTATGATAGCAGTTGGAATTGCATCTTTAGTTGGGATGTGGTTTGCACTACAATCGGATATTCAGAGAGCTATGGAACTTCCTGAACCTGTAATTGAAAGAGTAGAATACGATTTAAAGGATGAGCTCATCCGACAAACTATTATGGATACACAAGATGATGTAGAAATGATTCTTGAGAAGATGGAAAAGCTGGAAGAACGTCTTTACGATGTATCACGAAAAAATTAAAATTGGATTGTATGAAAAAAATATTAGTTTTAGTAACGTTAATGGGGTTATTTATTAACTCATATGGACAGGAATACATTACCGATAGTGAGTTTGATGAAGCTATACATGAGAAATCATCGTTTGGTGATGATGAAACCTCAATAATAGTAATTGAGTTTTGGGCAAAGTTCAACGAAACAAACTCATTTTCAGATTGGAGTAAGTTAGCTGGTATTACTCACTACTACAGAGTGGATATCGCTAAATCACCGATAGCTAAAAAAGACTACAGAGTACGGATGGCACCGACCTTAATCATCTTCAAAGATGGTATAAAAGAAGTTGTATTTAAAGCAGGATTAGATTTAGAGTGTCCTGTAGATTTAACTGAACTACAAGAAGCAATAGATGAGCTAAAGAAAGCTTCACAATTTTAAAAAATAATGAGTGAATTAGAAAAGTTCACTATACTTATAACAAACACAAAGGAGTTACGGATATGAAATGGATTTGGAGAAAAATTATGGCATTTGGTAATATATTTAAAGATAATAATGATATCAATGAGAAGAACGTAATAGGGTTTATGTCATTTGCAGTAATGACTATATTCGCAGTTGTAGATTTAACAACTGGTTACTTCGGAAAAGATTTAGTAATTAACGAATTCATATATAATTCATTTGTGTGGATTACTTTAGGATGTTTTGGCATCGCAGGAATTGAAAAATTCGCAAAGAAGTAAAACTTTATTAGAAATACAGAAAATGTATATAGCGGAAGAGAAAATGATATTATTAAAAAGCACCCCATTGATGGCAGGGCTAGGATTGACATCGGTATGTACTTTCATAACAACTTATCTTATGGATTTAACTATGGGGAACTCGGAGCAATATATGGCAGTTCTCTTAGTATTAACATTAGACGGATTCTTTGGTATTCTTGGTGGTATGAAAAGAGAGGGTTTTAAAACCTACAAAGCTCTTAAAGTTATAAAAAACATATTCGCTTGGGAATTAATCCTAACTGTAATATTATCTATAGAATTAGGATTTGATGGTACATCTTGGCTATCAGAAACAATCTTAGCTCCCTTTATGGTTTTCCAAATGATATCAGCTCTCAAAAACGCATCAATGGCCGGGTTCATTAAGAATGAACTACTCAACGAAATCTTAGATAGAATCGATTCTCACAAAGGAAAACGTTCTAAATAACATTTATTCCAAATAATTACATATTTATAATCGTATGAACAATATAAGACAATACGGTTGGAAAGATTGGATTAGTAATCCTAAGAACAAATCCCTATACGAAAAGGATATGAACGAAGGTATGCGCCAATTCAAAATGGAACAGCTAAGAAGAGATAGAATGGCTCAAGCAGCTGTATTTAAACAAAGAGGATATTAATGGAAAAGATAGAAAAATTAGTTAATCTTCTTGAAAAGAAGTATGGTAATAAGAATATTACTGAGAGTAGTAAAAACAAAATTAGAACAATAGTACGTGAAGAGATAGCAAGGGTCATAGAATCCCTTGAAGAAGTTAATGATTCAGAAAACCCGATGGTATCTAAAAAATAGATATTGATGATTGGGTTAAATGAAACTAAATCTTACAGAAGAAAATCTAATAGTGATTTATAACTAACAGAAGTAGAATAGGAAATATGCCTTTATACAACAGAAAAGATATGCCACAGGTTAATACTCAAAAATTGGGTAAGGCTATTGATATGGTCAAATCTAAAGTAAAGGTAACAAAGACTAGGATACTTGCTATAAAGTTAAAAGAATCTCAAGTAGAACTCATACCAAATAAGGTAAAGGGTATAGCTGCAAAATATGATAAACCAACTGATATGAAACCTTTAATCGTATCTAAGGATAATTACATAGTAGATGGGCATCATCGATGGGCAGCTGGTATTTACAAATTTGGTAAAGATGTTAAGTTACCAGTCTATATTATACAATTAAATAAAGTTAATGCGATTAAGTTATATCAAAGTATAGCTAAATCGTTGAACGAAGATATAAACGTACCAATTAACGTAGGTGATACTGTGTTAGGTGGTAAGTTCAAAAATAAAAGAATCGTTGTTAAATCAATCGGTAAGAACGAAAAAGGTGATATTACCATTAACAACAAACCACTAATGAAATTCAGAATACTTCCTAAGTTAGATGAAACTTCAATTGGAGCTAAAATTGAGTGTGGTAATTGTGGATGGAGTTGGAAAGTAGAAGATGGTGGTGATGATTTGTATATTTGCCATAAGTGTGGTAATGATAACGAAGCTCAAGAAACCCATGCAACACCTTCTACTGATAATGAAAAAACAGCAGGACTTCCACCAATTAAATCAGATGGTAATGGTAGACCTAGTAATAGTGGACAATACTCTAAGGTAATAGAATCTACAATCAACGAAATACCAATGGGTGATTTAAAACAAATAGATACATTCGCTGATAAGAAACTCAACCCAGTAGATGTTGTACTTACAGATAAACATTTCTTTGATAGGTTAAACGACCCAAGAAACAAAAAAGAAATATCTAAAGCAGAACTAATCGGATTCTTTAAAAGATTGGGTAAGAAGAAGAAAGAGTTCGTTGAGTTCTTAAACCAATACAATTCATTGGTCGCAGTCGATGATAGAACTAACATCAACATCCCATTTATGAAGCAGGCAAACAAAGCAATCGCAAAAACAGTGATGCGTAAAAAAGATTTCAAAACACCCGATAAAAAGTTGGATATATAATGGCAGAAGAAACAAAATCAGTAGGTAACGATAACGTAGGAGCATCAGCAGAAGCTCATATCGGAACTGAAGTAACGGATTCATCAGTAAGTGCTGGTGTAGGTGCAAGTGCAGAAGCAGGAGCAAACGTAGAAAACACAGAACAAATTGGTGATGTAACCATTTCACAAGAAGCTCATGCAGAAGCAGAGGTTCATGCAGAAGCAGAAGCATCGGCAGGTTGGGATGGTAGAAACGCAACAGTAGATGCACACGCAGAAGTAGGGGCATCAACTGAAGTTGGAGCATCTAACTCAGTAGAGTATGGTGGTGTAACTAACACAACCGAAGTTCACGCAGGAGCTGAAGCTAAAGCGTATGTTGGTGCAAGTGGACAAGTAGGTAAAGATGGTGCAGAAGGACATGCTGGAGCAATGGCTGGAGCATCAGTAGGTGTTGGAGCATCTAATAGTACTTACGATAAAAATGGTAATGGTGCAGAAGCAGGTGCTGGAGTATCGGTTGGAGCACAAGTAGGTGCTGAAGTTGGTGGTGGAGCTACGATGGATGATGGAGTTGCAACTGTTGGTATTGATGGTGAACTTGCATTGGGTGTAGGAGTAGATGTTGACTTATCAGTAAGTGTTGATACTAAACCAGCACAAGAGTTCGTAGAGGATACCGGAAACACAGTTGCTAATAGAGTAACAGAGGATGCAAACACCGTAGCTAAAGAAACTACTAAAGCAGTTGGAGTAGTATCTAATACTGCATCTAATGTTGGTAACTCAGTTAGTAACGGTACTAAATCAGCTAGTAAAAAGGTTGGTAAAGCACTTGGTGGTATCGGTAAGAAGAAGAAAAAGAAGAAGAAATAAAAGTTCTAAACTATGAACGAGACAAGACATAGAATCATTTTAAGTATTGTTATAGTATTAAGTTTTCTTTTTACTATTCATGCCATTAGCGTGGCTATGCATACAAACTTAACTCTTAACAGCGATTGGAAAGAACTCCTATTGTTATTGTTAGGTGCTATGATTGGTAACTTTGGAAAAGTTGTAGATTATTGGTTTAATTCCAAAAATAATGAGGATTGAAAATGAAAAAGAAAATGATAGCAATAGCTCTAAGTACAACGTTGTTAGTTGGATGTGGTTCTACTAAAAATTGTAATGAAGAACCTAAAAAAGAAGTAGTTAGTGGAGAGAACGACCCGATAATGAAACTATTATTATCAGGCCTGATTATTCTTTCTGTTAATTTCTTATTTACAAAATAATTGTTAAAATATTTGGATAATTCAAATAAAAGTTGTATATTGGGGTATAATGAAGAAGATAGATTTTATAAACAACGTATTTAAAAATGAGGTAAACACCATAAATGAAGGTGGGAGAATTCTCAGAGTTTTTGATTTTGATGATACACTCGCCAAATCAACTGCATTCATCTATGTAAAACACAAAGATGGTTCTGAGAGTAAGTTAGACCCAGCTCAATACGCAAAGTATAACTCTAAATCAACTGATGTGTTTGATTTCAGAGATTTCAACAAAATGTTGAATAATCCAAAGGTAATCCAAAAGAACT